AAGTAAATCATCAGAATTACTACCGCACTTAAAGAATACAGAATCAAGATATAGATCGGCAGTTGGATATTTTAGCAATAATCCTGCGTCTTCCGAAAGCATAATCTTCAAATTATCATTATCTAAATTGATTACCTTAATATCATCTACTTTGATATTGAAATTATATGTTTGATTATCAGATTTGTCTAAATAACTCTGTTGTATTATTTCAGATATTGAAGATGCTCTGATCTTTAAAAATAGATATTCAAGATCAAAAACAGTCAATTTAGAAAGATTAATCTCTGTAAGAGAACAATTATTAACAATCTGATAGATTGCATTGAAGATTTCAGTTTCGTCATCTGACATCTTAGCAATCAATAGGATTTTTTCTTCCTTAGCAACAATCGGTCTATATTTAAAGACCTGTTTTGTTGACGGAATAGTTGTACTGAATATAGGGTGTTCTATTTTTAAAAATTCATTAACTTTCAATGATCATTCTCCTTACAAAATTTCAAAGCATCTTCCTCTTCTTTAATATATCTAGCCAGTAAACTTTTTATGGTCTGGGCTGTTAACTTTTCATTTGAAGAAACCGCCGACCGCCTAGAAGCATATAGCTGCTTCACTTGATCTTCTGGTTTTAACATCTTTACCTTTTCAGCGGCTTTCTCAATAATCTGTCTATATCTACCATGATTAATAGCAATTGAGAAAATAGCTTCTTGGATTCCTCTATTAGAAACATCAAATCCCTCTTTTTCGGCAATTTTGATTGCAGGATTATACCATATTTCTTTCGCTGCTTTATCTTGTGCTTCTTCAAATGCGCCATTCATTGTTGCTGCAAGCTGTTTCCATCTATTGTTAAATGCACGGGTGCCTGCGGTCATTCCAACAAACTTCTTTTTGATATCAGAGTTAAATTTAAAAAATAAATCAAGTCCGCCAGTTGCCGAATTAAACTGGTATTTACCATATGCCCAACCAATATTATCAGGATTAGCTGAATCTGGTTTACCTTCATATTTAGCGGATAAAGAACCTAATTTCATCAAATTACCCTCTTAGTTGGGTCGACTTTTTTATTAGAATCGTTAGTTGATACTGTATGATTATCAACATACCATCTGTCATAAGTGATGGATATATTATGAATAGATGGTCTGTTATCCTCATATGATAAATTCAAATCATTCATTGAAATCGGAAAGGCCTTTTCAAATACATAAATCTTAGTGATATTACCAGCGGAATCATATCTGATAATCTGAACGCTAGTTGAATAATCATCTTTAAAATTAACAATATTTTCTCTTGTTCTAACACTAAAAAATTCATTTGATTGAACGAAATTTGCAACAAGATTTAGCCAAGAATACCAAAAATCATAAATGTCACCTTTTTTATCTAATAGAAGTGAAAAATTAACATCAGTATAAGCACCCGCTATTGGATATTTTGTCCATTGTCCGAGTCCATATTTGTTAACTGGAAGTGTCTTGATTCCTACTCCCGGAACGGTTGCTTGATTTGTTCTAAACTTCATTAATTTGGTTGTTTCTAGAAAGGATGGGCGATTGGGAATTGACAATCCGGTCATAATAGGAGGCGGAGTAAAAATAACCTCATAATGAGAATTCTGTTGAATTCCATTTTTAGAAATACTAGTTGAGAATTCTGAAATATTAAATGCCATTAATTTCCTATCTTATCCATGCTGTCCTGCCAAACCTTTTCCTTTGATTTCTTCTGGAATCTCTCAGAAGGTAATAACAAAGCAGCATCCCAATATTCAGGTTTTACGTATTGGAAAGATGATTTTACATGAGTAAAGAGATACTTCTTTACACAAGGACCAAAGAGCTTGAATTTAGAAGAATTCTTAAGTATTTGGTATGAAATTTGCAGTTTACTTGTCTTATTCATTTTCTCATTATTTAATGTTTCATATAGAGCATTCATTAATTGTGCTCGGATCACTGGAGGGAGATAATGAAGATTGATACCAAGCATTGAATCTTTGTAAAATTCAATTGGGAAAATCAATGGAAATTTATCCCAATAAGGCAAGGTGTCTTTATGTTTAGCATTGTAAAAGAACATATACATCTTGCCGATCGAATTAGCAGACAGAGAATTCATGTTTTCAAAAGCACCACCTGTTTTCATCATTTTTCGCGGATCAACCTTGGTGATATTTTCTGCTTCTTTACGAAACCATTCTCTTGCTTCTTCTTTATCTTTAGGTGTGATATTAGCTGTTGCTTTTTTAGCAATATCTCGAAAAATATAATTTCCAAGTCTGCTTTTAGATATAGAAAAAACAGCCTCTGCAATGGTCTCTTCAATCATATATTCAATTCCTTTTCTGTAAGAATTTGAAAAACATATCCATTTTTCTTAGCATATGCTTCGGCCGCGGTCCATTTAGCTTGATTAACTCCGTATGTCATTACTTCTTCAATATATCGTTTTGTCTTCTTTTTATTCTTTGGTGGTTTTGTCTGCACCATCGGTTTGACTTCAATTATAAAGGTCTTAAATTCCCCATTTGATAATTTCATACAAACTGTAAAATCAACAAAATAACGATGATATTGAAGATCTTTAGGTGAAACATAAGGAATGATGTCAGATTCAGATTTCCACCATATTACATTTTCAGAAGTATCAAATTTAAACATAGCTTTTCTTTCCCAAGATGAACGATAAACTATATTGGTATGATCTCCTTTATATTTTGATGGATTTAGGGGTCGATAAAAACCCTGTTTAAATTTACTCATTATTCCTTATAAATAATTAAAATATTACTCTCATTATTTATAGGTTCAAATTGTCTTATATATCAGGAATAGCAAAAACGATTGGTGTTGGACTTGCAGCCACAGGTGCAACAATCGGATTGACGGCATTAGACCGAAAATCAGTTTTAGATGCTTTTGGGACATCTCTTTACTTTCCTTCTGATTTAGGATCAGTTGCACATCCACATTATATTTCATTCTCATTTCGGGAATATCGCAGACGTTCAATATTCGAACAACCATTTCTTGAAGATATTGGTATGATTAGACTACCAATCCCAAATAATTTGATTGACGCACAGGAAGTTAACTATAATCAAACAGACAATTCTCTTATTGGTGGTGCAATAATTGAAAATATGTTAACCGGAACAAAAAATGTAGCAGATATTGCAAGAAATATCACTGCCGCTGGTAGAGTTGCAGGTGGTGGTGTAGCAGCCGCAGCAATAGCATCGGCTGCACCTGATAGATTATTGCAACTTGGTGGTCTAGTCCAAAATCCATTCTTAACTGTTTTGTTCAAAAGTCCAACATTTAAGAGATATCAATTCTCATGGACATTAGCACCTGATAATCCCCAAGAAGCCGAAATAATGGCCAACATCATTAATAAATTTAAATATCATCAATTACCCGGATTATCTCATGCTACAGCAGGAACTCTTTTATCATATCCTGATATGGCAATTGTTCAACTTTTCCCTGATGATCGCTATCTTTTCAAATTTAAACCATGTGTAATCGAAGGAGTAACGATAAATTATACACCCGGTGGGCAACCATCCTTTACATCAATTGATTCACCTAATTTAGCAATATTGACAATTTCTATTCTCGAAATTGAATACTGGACTAAGGATGATGTTCTTCGTTCACAAGGAATATCAGTTCCAACTAATCCGCCTGTTGTTTCTCCACCAACAGGAACACCTGGTGGCACTAATCCACCAGGAACCAATCCGGGAGACCTGATCTTTCAATGAATCAATATTTTAAACAATTTCCGACTATAGAATATAAAAACAAAAATGCCGTTGATATTACAAGACGAATAAAGAGCATTGATTCAATTGCCAATAATCCATTCATTTTCTATCCATATACACTATCTGAATACGAACGACTAGATAATGTAGCTAATGAATTCTTTGACGATCCTTATGCTGGATGGGTGTTATCTTTAACCAATACAATCATTGATCCATATTATGATTGGTATATGAACACCAAGGAATTTAATGACTTTATTGTTAAGAAACATGGATCAATACAAAAAGCATCTGAAAAGATAGTAGGTTATCGAAACAATTGGTTTAGATTTTCTGAAGATAAAATTACCGTTGCTCAAAGAAATGCCTTGTCATATAAAGAATATCGATATTGGGAGCCTATTGTTCAAGGAAACAAAGTTTTATTTTACAAAAGAAAGCAACTAGATGAGGTGGTTAATACCAATATTATTTTGAAAATAAGTATAATTAATCCAGATGTTAATAATGATTTACCTATATCAATCGGAGATGTTATAAATCTAACTTATCTTCAAAACAATATTACAGGGACAGTAGTATCATTTATGAATGATATAGTATATATTCAACATATTTCTAACTACTCAGACACATTTGATCCTAATAATATCGATTATGTTATTATAGATGGACAAAACTTAGTAGTATCTGATGTTGAAATATATCACCAAAACATTGCAATGATCGATATTAAATACTTTGATCCATTCACCGCATATGATATGGAAGCCGAAAAGAACGAATATAATAAAACAATCAAGGTTCTAAATCCGTCCTTAGTCCCGCAGTTTATCGAAAACGCTAAACAGAGTCTTAAATGAGTTCATATAATCCTGGGGATGTCTTTGTTAATAATTTGGTAGTTTCTTCTGGAAGAGGAACTTTGAACCTAACTAAGATCTTTTTATCTGCTAAGATTTTTGAATCTATTTTCACTCCTGGCATTATAGGTCATATTGAGGTTTTAGATACAGAAGATTATATAGGTAATTTAAAATTATCTGGTGATGAGACCGTTAATTTTTCCTTCAAATCACCAGACAGAGAATCATTAAATTATAACCTTTCATTAAATTCCGTAGATGAGGTTCAAGACCTTGGTTCAATGAAAGCCAAGGTCTATCAATTAACCTGTGTTTCTACAGAAGTGCTAAAAGCCAAGGCGGGACCAATACAAAAATCTTATAATACACAAATCTCTTCTATGGTAAGTGATGTGTTTAGTTCATTTCTCAGTAGTAAATCTATTGATATCGAAGCAACCAAGGGAATTCAACGATTCATTTCTCCTTCATTGAAACCATTTTCATTAATTAAAGAGTTGAAGAAACGAGCAGTTTCACTAGAAAATAAGTCATCAAACTTCCTATTCTTTGAGAATGCCGATGGATTTAAGTTTAAGACAATTGAGGGGCTAGTAAAAGCAGGTGTTTCTCATTATTTTAAGCAAGAGGATACGGTAGGTTCCTCTTGTAGATCATCTATGGACAATAACATTCTTGCATATAAATTGTATAAACAAATGTCGGCCACTGATAGAATTGGCATGGGCGGGTTATCACAAAAAACAGGAACATTTGACATTAGGACTAATGAATATAAAGTTGAAACCAAAAAGATAAATGAATCTGATTATACGTTCGGTGGACTAGGTTCTATGTCTTCTTCTGCTTTCAAATCATTATTTGGTAATTTACCCGGAATTTTTACTTTCATTAATAAGAATTCTAAGGACCCAAATACTTATTTACAAGATGGTATTGTGGATAAAGCTGCTTATTTGTCTTCAATGTCTCAAAATCAATTAGACATTGAAGTTCCGGGTAATTCGTCTATCAAAGCAGGTGAAATGGCTTTAATCAATATTCCGAAGAAAGTATCTACAACAGGAATGAATTCGGGTGAGGTCTTGGTTAATGGAAAATTCTTGCTTGCCAAGGTTGCTCATATCATTAAAAGACCATCGTTTCGCCCAAGATATGTTGTATCAATGGAATGTCTAAAAGGAGCATATGAACAAGGTGTCTAATCCATTCTTAAAATTTCATGTCGCAGAAGTTATAGACATTGATGATCCTGATCAAAATGGCAGATCAAAACTTAGAATTGCAGGACAACATGACGATAAAACTAATGTCCCTGATAAGGATTTGCCTTGGGGTGTTCCGATGCTTGGATCAGACAATCCAGCTATTAACAAAATCGGTTCATCAGGAAACGGATTATTAAAAGGTTCAAAGGTTCTTGTCACGTTTTGGGATATGGGACAAGGACATCAACAGCCTATTATTTTAGGTTCTATCGGTTCATCAGGTAAATCAAAATCGGGTTCTACTCAAAATTCAACAACCGAAATTGATAAAACTAAGTCAGATTCTCCAACAGCATCTAGAAATAAAGACGGAAACCCTGTTGTTGATAATCAAATTAAAGATTCAAAAACAACTCCTGGTTCTAAAGATGATTCTGAAAAGAATATTTATGATGAGACGAGAAAGAAAGCCAAGTTTAAAGATACCCCGTCTATTGGTTCATCAAACACAACACCATCTGATTCTGTCCTTAAATTAATTAAGCAAGTTGATCCTGAAAATTCGGGAGGGTCAGTTAAAAAAGCAGTTGAGTCATTGCTCAAATTAGAAGAACTAAATGCAACTTCTACACCATCGGGAATGACTGGAATTGCTTCTAAAGTTCTATCAACTGCTCTATTATCTGTCGGAAAACTTTTAACTAATGATAAGGTGTTTACGCAACTCAATGGAGCAATGACAGTTCCTGTATCTTTAGAACCAAAAGAAGTAGAATTGCTCCAAAAAGCTCTTTTTGATATTATGAATAATCACGATAAGACTATTGATGAAATTTTAGCTAATGAACCAGATGATATTAAAGAAATTGTGCAAGAAATATTAGATGTGATACACAATGATTTAAAAATATGTATTCAAAATGAAGCTTTGACTCGTGAATATCTCATTACTTTGATTAGAAAAATTATTGAATATGTAAATCAAAAAACTACACAAAGGAATTTGGGATGTCAAGAATCTGATGCAGCAGGAAATGCTGCTAAATTAATACCAATCATAGGTCAGTTTGTCACTTCTACGTTGAATGACTTTCTGCCTAAAACTGTATTAGATCAAGAGAAGGTCAAAACATCTCTTAACAA